CGTCAACTTGATCGTCGTGGCCCCCCAGAGGGAACCCCTCAATCTCATCCAGAAACACCGGAATCCAGCCCCCGCGAAGCAATCGGATATTCCCAACCTCTGCTTGGCTACTCACTGGCCCGGCTCGCTCGACCTTGGAGCCTGACGCACGCTGGCCCCTGACCGTAAACTCAGGCAGAATCCGCGTGACGTAATGGTGGATAGTATTTACACCGCTGGCTCCCGGCTCCTGCTCGATTACTACCAGCGTGCCGGGGCCGTCTATCATTGCAGTCTGGCGCACCCGCGCCTCGACTTCTGCCGGGCTTCCACGCATACGCTGGACATCTACCACATAGTATAGACCATCAGCCCCGTAATCAACCCGTATCCCTGCGGTATAGTCCGGGTCAGTGTTCTCCTTGGCCGCCGTTGCCGCCAAATCCCAGAACCTAACCGAACGATTGACAGCCACGGGTAATTCTCCAACGATAGGCAACCATTCCCGTTTGAATAGGTTGCCGTCCTGCCGCGCTGTCCAGTCCCCGTTTAGCAGTTGCTGTCTGGTAACCGGGTCAAGTTGCTCAAGGCTCTGTATGTAGCTCTCAGAGTCAAGGTGTGGATTATCTGCAAGGGTTGCAGGTACAAATATCCGGTCACCGTCAGCGTCCGTCTGGTCAACAAATCGCGACCTGACCCATTCATGCCCGATCCCCCCCGGATTGGATGCTGATCGCATCCTCAACGGGACGTCCGACCCTTCCAGCCGACGTAATCGGCTGAAAAGGTAGCGGTATTGAACCTCCCTGAATTGGGTAAGCTCGTCGAACCCAATGAATTGGAACTCGCTGGATTGGTAGCGATATTCAGCCCCCACCGAATCGAGGTATCCGAACGTTAGATTGGCCCCAGATGGGAACTCCCACCGATGCTGATTAGATGAGAATTGCGTAAAGGTCGGCCTTAGCCATTCATTGGCGCGGGTCATTAGCGCACCGGGTAGAGACAGATCGGCGAACGTCTTTCGAAGCAGGAGCGCAGAATACCCCGGAACGTCCGCATATTGCAGAGCGGCCATCAGTAGAGCATCCGATTTACCACCGCCTGCCGCTCCGCCATACAATGCTTCCCGGACGTCCAGCATTAAGAACGCTAATTGCTTAGGCGTCGGCTTGTGCGGAATATAGGACGTCCACGGCACCGTTAAGTTGTCGTGTAGCGGCTCCCACCCTGATTGCCCCAATCTCTGCCAAGACTTTGAGGGCTTCGGTAACGTCACCAATTTCTATATTCACCACCTCATGTTGGATAGGCACCCCATTGCCACCGTGTTCCACCTGCATCGGCGCATCCAGACCCATCAGTTTGCGAATATCCCCCGTCGCCTGCATCACTGTACGGGCCGCCGAGTAATCCCCCTGCAACATCATTGGCCAAAATGTTTGGATCACCCGTGTTAACCGTTCTAGTGTTAGCGCGCGGAACGTACTGGTAGAAGGCTCTAAGGTGCGCTTGAGTGCCGATTCTACGGCATGTATAGCCCCACTGTGGTTGCTGTACCCCAGCGTGTCCGCAATCGTTTTCCATGTATGCCCAGCTAGCCGCAACTCTACAGCCCTGCGTTGCTTCTCAACAGCGTCAATACGACGCGGTGATAATTTACTTTCTGGCATCGTCCACATAATCCCGGCGCAGGCGTATTTGCCGCCGGGTCTCCCATGACCTCTTGTAACCTACATCCTCGAATAGTTTGGCAAATCCGGTAACGTATTTCAGGCGGATTAGCTCCTCGGCCTCTAGCCCTAGCTCTGAGCAAATGGATTCATCATTCATCCCATTATCCAGCATGGTAAATACGATCCCGGCCATCCCATTAACCTGATGCTTGCCACGCGCTCGATTGTGGCGCACCGTGGACGCCATGCGCTCGTTGGCGTTCTTATCAATCACGACCACTGGCAACAAGCTCTCAGTACGCTCTCTGATGTCCGCGTGATTTAACATCACCAGATACCTGTGGAACCCGTCAACAATGGTATAAAGCCCCGCGTCCGCATCGTAGAATGTAACTATTGGCTGGGTGTAGCCGTCCATCAGGATTGAGTGATACAGGAGCCTAAGCTCATTAGGCGCGACGATATTGGGGTTGTAATCGTTGGCAATCACCTTGTCCAGATGTACCCACTGGACATTGGCTACCGGATCGCTAAACATTAGCCTCAATCCGTTCGCTCTTTATCAAATCGGCGGCCTTCCGAGCCGCGCCGCTACTGAGGAAATTACTTATCTTGATACCTTCCCAATCGTGCGTCAAGATAGATTGAATCTGCCGTTTATACTTCGTCGCTCCCATGACCTCACCCAGATCGTAATCATTCCTCACAAACCGTCGGGACATGCGCGCGCGCCATTCGGGATTATCTATCAGATGCTCCAGCAGGTAATCCCGGTATTCTCGCCATGAATCGAACATGAAGGGCAAATCCTCGCATACGAAATAATCATCTTTCCCCGCCTTCCCTGCCGCATCAATGCCCCGTAGTCGCTTGGCTAGTTTAGCGTAGGTCTCACCCTCGAATTCTTGCAGGTAGAACAACTGGTAGACCGCTATTTCATGGAACAGGTTACTGACCCGCATACTCCGCAGATGCACCCCGTAGCGGTATTGCAGATCGTAGAGGGTATTATAAGGCAATTCGTTCTCCGCTATATAATGCCAGACGTCCGTCATCGCCCAATCGTAAATAGGGTAGAAGGTATAATGGCCCAGCCGTGGGTTGAGTTTCTTCCCCCATGTAGCCCATTTATACGTCGGGCTGTAGGTTAGCCCAACTAACCGCGTCGGATTCTCATCAGCCCTCACGCCCCCGATATTAGCCGTTGGAGTATCCCGGAAATGGTGCGCTATAGCCGCATCAAAGATTCCAGAAAACCTAGATTGCCCGTAAATATTTTCCTTGAAGCTGATCGGGTCTTGCGGATGCACCCAATCTTCCCTGCAATTCTCATCCCATGTTGTCAGCCAATGTTCATTATGAGCCGCGGCATTAAATAACTTTAGCGGCACCTGCAACCAATACGGCGTCACATCCGGGCGATACATGATTTCCCGGACATTCTCGACGGTGGACGCCCACTCCCCCTCTTGGTCTACAAACAATACATTGAGGGGCAATCGGTTCCGCCGCCGGGCAACTTCTAGGGTCAAGTAGAAGATGACCGTTGAATCCTTCCCCCCACTAATGGAGACCACCACATTAGGAAACTCATCAAATAACCATTCGATGCGCTGGATCGCGGCTTCGCATACCGTAGATTTACTGTATATTCTCATGGCCTACATACACCGGACTTCCACCAATCGTCGCGTGTCCTAACGACGATTTCACAGTCTGGTGGTCGAACAAGGTAGGAATAGTGATTGTCCACGGGATGCCGTGATAAACGAAATATTCCTGTATCACTACGTCCAAATGATTCTGCCTCTTAGGTGGAATCAAGTACCGCCCTATAGACCTAAACCATTCGCGCACATCATTAGGCAACGATTGCTGGTCAACAAAAATACTTGCCAAATCATACAAGCCCCGCGCTTGAACTTTCGTAACATAACCCCGACCCATATTGTCTGCCTTAAATAGATGGCGTTGCCGACTAAACAAAACATACATACTATCTTGAGCTTCCTCATGTATGTACTCCCACTGATTACGGAATCCCGGCACAGTGATAGCATCATCCGCCATCAGCAAAATAGGCTCTCCGATTGCCGCTTGTGGGAGCATCGACGCAAACATCCGCCAATAATTCCACCAATGGCCCTGATGGTTCTCATCACAAAATATCTTCACTTCATCCACTTCGGGACTTACAACATCGAGCAGACGATTCAATGCCAACTTGCGCTCTGGTATCGTAATCACTCCGGCAATCATTTGACGCCCCACCCCCCATGATTCTCCGCAATATCTCCAATACATTGAGGATTGTGATCGCTCAAGACAAACCGCTTCCCAGCTAATATTGCGTAATATCCTGTTTCCCCATAACCACAGCAGAAATCACCAATGCAAGAGTAATTATTACACAGCCCCACCAGCATTTGCTCGCGGGTTAATAACCTACTTGCAGGCGGGTAAGACAATCCCCATCCGTAGAAAATCATGCCATTACCATAATCATGGTCTCCCGACGCCATTGGCATCTTCCAATCACACGGCGGCAATAACCGTTCCGCGTGCTTACCCCATGCCAGAACAAAGGCCGCGGAACTATTGGTAATAATGCGAGAGACAGCACCAACAAAGTCGAAGTAATGCCGCCTCTCCACAATGCCAGCGCGCCGATTAAACTCATTATACCCAGCTCTCCAAGGCATCATCGCAAAAATAACATCGCAATCATTATATTCCGGTGGGAGAAAGCCATGAGTAATATCGAAAGTAAATGCCAACCCAGAAGGTAATTTCACCCGACCACAAGGCGCGGAATTACTGACACGATTGCCCGACAATGCTGAATGCACATGACGCTTCATCTTGGCTGGTCAAGCCTAGCCCGATTGATAACAGTGGTGTCCCTTACGGGGTGGCCCATAGTCCAGAAATAACATTCACCGACGTCAAGGTAGACGCGGCTCCACTTATACTCCTTCCGGTATTCGCCATAATGCAGGATGTAATGGACAAACGCCTCGAATTGCGCGGTATCGTTCCAATCCCGGATCGTATATTCATGGGGTACTTGGGGCATCGTCTTGGCATACTGCCACCTAGCACCAGCGATAAATACCCCTATTTCTGCCAATCCTGTGCTAGCTATCGACATCAAAATTATTCTTCAGTTCCTTCTCATTTACACTAAATTCGCTCCCGCAATTAGGGCAAACAATATCGAGCATCCGCGTAGCTGAATCTTCCTGCGCCGCTACAAATCGGCCTTCCATCGCTCCCGATTGTTCCTCGATTGCTTCCTGCGGTGGCGGCTCGTACTGGCTCCAATCTGGCATCGGGTGACGTTCGCCATTTGCCAGAGCTTCCAGCATATCATTCAACGCAGGATTATTGAACTCGGCCTGCTCCAGCAAGCCCAGTAATGCGTCGGTGTTCGTGGTCGCCATTGCCGTCA